ATTTGCGAAAATGCCGATGACTTTTGCTGATATGATGACTCAGGTTGGCAACGTAGCTACATACGCATTTCAGCCTTTAATTCAAGCATGGCAAGAGTTTATTAACAGTACCGCTGGTCAAAACTTCATGGCAGGTTTAGAAACCGCTATGTTTGCGATTGGCCAGATAGCTATGTGGCTCTTTAATCTCTTTGTTGCAGGTTGGAACTGGGTGACTGAGAACATTAACTTTGTAATTACTGCTTTTGAACTTTTGGCTACAGTAGGGGTCATTGCAGGTTTGGCAGTTGCAGCTGCATGGGCAATAGCTAACTGGCAAATACTCTTAATCATCGCAATTGTTATTGCAATTGCGGCCGCTTTGAGTGAGATGGGAATTTCTTTTGTGGATGTTGCAGCAACCATTATTAGTATGTTTGTGTACATCGGAGAAACAGTATACAATGTCATACTATTCATCATCAACTTGTTTATATTCTTAGGCTCTCTGATTATCAATGTCTTTATAGGAATTTGGAATGCAGTGATAACCGTTGCTGAAGCAATCGCAAACACATTTCTAATGGCTGTTTGGGCAGTTAAGAAAGCATTTGCCACTTTTGCTAAAGCAGTTCTAGGTGCATTTGCAGTAGTCGCAGATGGCGCAGCTAACGTTGCTAAATCTATAGGTAATGCTTTCATAGCTGGTGCTAATATGGCTATCAAGGCTATTAACTGGATTATTAAAGCATTAAATAAAATCCCTGGTGTGAAACTTGGAACTGTCGGTGAAATTGGCGCAATGTCATACAATGGAGGACTTGGTAACTCAATTCGAGGACTCGCAGACGGTTTAGATCCAGGTGCCGCTCCTGAAAAAGTTTCTTTTGCTGGTATGAAAGGAAAAAGTTTAGAACTACACAACCCAACAGAAGGGTTGAAGAACCCTATGCTTGATTCAATGGCAGCATATCAAGGGACGAAGAATTTCTTTAATGGCATCGGTGACGCTATGAAGGGATTTGGAGACAAAATGAAGAAACAAGACGAACTTGCTTCTAAATTTGACCAAGCGAACCAAACACCAGCAGGAGCAGGTGCTCCGGAAGGTGGTGGCGGAGGCGGCAAAGGCCTTGGAGACAAGCTAGGTAAAGGCAAGAACATTGGTAACGTCGGTAAGATTGAAGATGAAGTCAAGCTGAAAGACGAAGATATCAAGATGATGCGTGATATTGCAGAACGTAAGTACATCATTGATTACCAAGTTCTAACACCTCAAGTTAGTGTCAATTACGAGTCTAAAAATAGCGCTACTGAACAAGATATCAATGATCTAGTTGGCAAGATTGAAGAAAAGATTATCGGATTGGTCGATAGCGACCTAGGAATTGCGTAGGAGGTAGAAAGAAATGGCGATTGGTATTTTCGTAGAGTACAAAGGTCAGGTCATGCAACTTCCTGTCAATCCAGAAGAGCTAAAAACGAAGAATAGCGCCAATAACGAGTCAACAACGAGTATTGCGCTAGGAGAAATAACCCAGATGAGTTTTCCTAAACTATCTGAGGTTACTTTCACTTCATTCTTCCCTAGAGACACTTTCCGCTCTTATGTCCTGAATAAATCAGGGACGCCTGAAACCTATGTCCGACTCTTAAAGAAAATCATGGACGGGAAAGAACCTTGTCGCTTGATTATTTCTGGCGTGGGTATCAATATGCTTGCGACAGTTGAGAGTTTTGAGCAACAAAGAAAAGCTGGTATTCATGAGGATGTTTACTACGACATCACTTTCAAAGAGTACAAGATGGCCAAGGCTCGGTTTGTAAAAATCGAAAAGAAGGTATCAGAGGAGAAGAAAGCTAGTCAGCCTCAGAAAGAACAAGCTCCCTCGACTAAGAAAGAAGTAACTATCGGTGCAAAGGTGCTCGTCAATGGGCAGCTGCATAGAGATAGCTACGGAGAAGGGCCGGGTCAAACTGAGTCAAACGCAACTAGGCTTGTCAATTATATCAATATGAAAGGGTCGCATCCTTATCACGTTACCATGTTGGATGGTGGTTGGCGTGGTTGGGTTACTGCTGATTCGGTACAAGTCCTATGATGGAATTTCTGATTCAAGATGTGAATGACGGTAAAGTCTTTGATATCACTGAGTTGGTCGGAGGTGTCAAATGGGAAACCAGTATTGATTTTCAGCCGGGAAAACTTGAGTTTGATATGATCATAGACTCGCAGGTTGCTTGTAACTTTGGGGATGTTATTCGCTTTAAGGTAGATGATAAGGGCATTTTTTACGGTAAAGTTTTCAAGAAAAAGCGGAAATCAGCCAAGAAATGGTCGGTTACTGCTTATGACAGAATGAGGTACCTGAAAAACACTGACACAATCGTGTTTGAAGCCTCTAAAAGTCATGAAATCTTCAGTAAGATTTGCGAAATATCAGAACTTGAGTACAAAGTTGTTGATGAAGGAAACTGGACGTGTCCTGAGAAAATCGAAGATAAGAAAACTTATTTTGCGATGATCCAGAACGCCTTGGACTTAACATTGATTCATGGTGGTATGTGGTACATCATCAGGGATAACTTTGGTACAGTCGAGCATATAGCCTTAAATTCGCTGATTACTGACTTAGTGATTGGTGATGATAGCGTGGCGACAGACTTTGACTATGAAGGTTCTATCGATGACAGTTTCAACTATGTGAAGCTGACTAAAGACAACAAGCAGAGTAAGAAGCGTGAAGTTTACGTTGTGAAAGACTCTAAAAACGTTGCTCTTTGGGGCAAGTTGCAGTACCACGAAAAAGTGGATGAAAAGATGAATGAGAGTCAGATTCAACAAAAGGCTGAACTCTTATTGAAAGCTAAGAATCATCCTAAAAAGACTTTTAAAGTTCCTTGTTTAGGACATCTTGGAATCAGTGCAGGCAACAGTGTTGTACTGGATTTTGCTGATTTAGAGTCTGAAGGGATTAAGAAGAACAGCCTTGGTATTATCTCTAAATGTACCCACAAGTGGGACAAGGTGCATACAATGGATTTAGAATTGAGGACGCTGGAATAATGGCAGGAGAGTTATTAGCACGCCTTTTGGCGCAAGGAGTAGATGATGGGACAGACAGAACAGACATTGTTTTTGGTTCTGTCACATCTGTTTCTCCTCTGACAATCAAGGTTAATAATAAACTTGAAATCCCTGAGTCCTTTTTAGTTTTAAGTCCGATGGTTAAAGAACTACGCACTGGAGATACTGAAGGGGACAACAAGAGATGGATTGTTTTTCGTGATCTTGAAGCAGGAGACAAAGTCTTAATGATTAAAGCTCAGAATGGGCAATTATACTACGTTTTACAAAGGATGGAGTGAAGATGGTAGATATACGAAACATTGAAGAAGTTGTTTTGCCATCCTACACTTATCAAGTGAAAAATGGCAGAATACACGGATATATTGACGGCTTAGAAGCCATGAGGCAAGCAGTTGAAAAGATTTTGCTTACAGAACGGTTTGAGTGGGTTATCTACTCTTCGAACTATGGAGTAGAATTGGAGCGCTTGATTGGAAAGCCTTATGATTTTGTAAAAGCTGACCTTGAGAGAACAATCTCTCAAGCCTTGTTAGTCGATACAAGAATTAAAAGTGTCCAAAATTTCTTCATCGAGCAACAAACCAAGGACAGCTTGCTTTGTGTCTTTGAAGTCCATACTATATCCGGTTTATTTAAAGTTGAAAAGGAGGTGACGCTGATTAATGATAGGTGATTTCTTAGAAAAATACACGTTTGATTATCTGATGAATGACGCTCTTTCTCGTGTCAATGAAAATATTGATACACGGGAAGGTTCTATCATCTATGACGCATTGGCGCCTGCTTGTTACGAGTTAGCTGGTTTTTATCTGCAGTTGAAGAATCTACTGTTAGATACATTCCCACAGACTGCTATTGGTCAATACCTAGACTATAAGGTTGAAGAGTTCGGCCTGCATCGTTATCCGTCCAAGAAAGCGGTACGCTTTGCGGAGTTTAAAAACGAGAGAAAAGAAGGCGTACAAATCGCTCTAGGTTCTCGTTTTGCGACAATTGACGACGCTGCACTCATCTATAAGGTAGTTCGTGAAACGAATGTAGCTGGTAAGTATGAAGTAGAGTGTGAGACGACTGGTGTTGTCGGAAATCGATACTATGGCAATATCTTACCTTTAGAAAACTACAGAAACCTCGCTACTGCGGTCTTAGGGGAAATTGTTACGTCTGGGCAAGATGAAGAAACTGACGATGAATTGCGGAAGCGTTTCTTGATTTACGTCAATGAGAAACCGTTTGGTGGCAACTTCATCGAGTATGTTCAGCGTGTCCGTGAAATTGACGGTGTTGGTGCAGTTCAGGTTTATCCAGTTTGGAATGGCTCGGGAACTGTTAAAGTGGTTGTTTTAGACAACGACTTGAACTTGGCATCTACTGAGACAATCAAGAAGGTGCAAAATGTTCTGGATCCACTAGAATACACTGGAAAAGGAGTTGGACTTGCTCCTATCAATCATCGTGTGACAGTTACAACTGCGACACGGTTCCCAATTGATATTGAGTTCGAACTTGAGTTAATGACAGGATATCAGTTAAATCAAGTAAAAGGACTGGTAGACAAGGTTCTAGACCAGTATTTCTTGGACTTGAGAAAGAACTGGGCTCAATACTCAGATGTCAACACCTACAGCATGAAAATCTATCGCTCACAGTTAATGGCCAAGCTACTGACCATTACTGGTATCGCAAACGTAGATAAGATGAAACTGAACAACCGTGAAGCTGATTTGTCGCTTGTTTTCACAGGACAATTACAACAATTGCCGTATAAAGGAACAGTGAGGATGGTTTAATGGTAAAAGAAGTAAACTTATCTGAATACGTTCCAGATTACTACGAGGGCGTCAAGGATATGAAAGAACTGGTTCGAGTTGAAAACGCTCTGTTTAAAGACGGGACTGTCTCGTTAGAGCAGTTCATCAAGAACCAGTTTATTATGTATTGTGACGTTCCTACCTTGACGAAATTTGAGGAAGTTTATGGCATTGTTGCTCACGCTGACGATACGTTAGAGTGGAGAAGAGAGCGTGTTTTGTTGCGGATTAATATGAGACCACCATTTTCATGG